TATGTATATCTACTATATTGATGATGACTCAGCACAATGGGTCCAGACCAATCCAAGTAGTAAAGACACAGAGAGGACTAACTGATGGCAAACTTACTCGATCAAATCGGTCAGAGAAATGTTGTTAGAGTAGTATCTCAGGGTGTTCCTGCAACACTATCTGGACTTTCAGATACAGACTTTAGTGGTATTGGTACTGGAATGGTACCAGTATGGGACGGTGATGCATTCACCCCAATAGTAGGAGGCGCTAACCAGAGTGTTTCTAATATCATCCTAACGACAAATCCAGTCACACATGCAACTGCGTGGACTGATACTATTGATGGTGGATTCTTCTAATGGCAAAACCACATACACGACAAGAACTAGTCAACTATGGATTGAGGCAGTTGGGTGCTCCAGTTCTAGAGATTAACATTGCAGATGAGCAAATTGATGATCTACTAGATGATACTATCCAACACTTCCAAGAAAGACACTACGATGGTGTTGTTAGAACTTATCTAAAGTACGAATTAACAAAAGAAGATATTAAACGTGGTGGTGACTTTGATCCTATGGTGAACCCAGGTATCACTACAGTAGGACCAGTAACATATCCAAACCCACCAAAACAAATAGAAAACAGGTACATAGAGAACTCCAACTGGATTCACCTACCTGACTATGTTATTGGTGTTGAGAAGGTGTTTGTACCCCCTGAGGCAACTGGTGGCGGTGGTGTTGGTTATCCTAACCTAATTGGATCTGATGGTGGTCTTGCAGGAGGTTGTGGCGGTGGTGGCTTCGGTGGTTTAGCTGGTATGGGATACCTCAATGGTGGGGATATGATCTCATACTTTATGGCTAAGCAATGGATGGCAACATTTGATTATATGTTCAACCCAGATGCTGCCATTCGCTTCAATAAGAGAATGGATCGTCTGTATCTTGATATTAACTGGCGCCGTCTATCTGCAGGTGATCTTATTGTTGTTGATTGCTACCGAGCACTTGACCCTGAACAATTTGTAGAAGTCTACAATGATAGTTGGGTTAAGAAGTGGTTTACTGCTCTATTGAAAAAGCAATGGGGACAGAACCTAATGAAGTTCAAGGGAACCAGACTTGCTGGTGGAATTGAGATGAATGGTAGAGAAATCTACGATGAAGGTGTTAAAGAACTAGAGCAGATTAAGAATGATATGTCAAGTTGGTATGAACTTCCACCATTGGATATGATTGGTTAAGTAAAATGGTTGTTAATCCCTTTTTCCTACACGGTTCCACCCAGGAACAAAACCTGATGCAGAATCTGGTCAATGAACAGATTCAAATGTATGGAATCGATGTATATTATATTCCCCGTACCTTCATTAGGGAAGCGACCATTATGCAGGAGGTTACATCCTCCGCATTCCGATCATATTTCGTTCTAGAAGCATACCTAGAGAATTTTGATGGATATGGTGGTCAAGGAGACCTCATGTCCAAGTTTGGCATTCAGGTCAAAGATGAAGTTACACTTACTATCTCCAGAGATAGGTATGAGAATTATATTGCTCCATTCCTGAACTCCAGGATGTTGTACTTGATGGACTCGCCCCAAGATGATGGGCAAATGGCGACCATCCAGAGACCCAAGGAGGGAGATCTAATCTACTTCCCACTGGGCAGAAGACTATTTGAGATTAAGTTTGTAGAGCATGAGAAACCCTTCTATCAGTTAGGTAAAGGTTATGTGTATGAACTCCAGTGCGAACTATTTGAATACGAAGATGAAGTCCTCGAAACGAGTGTCGATGAGATCGATAGTACTCTACTTAATAAAGGTTATATTACGACTATTAACCTTACGCCCGTCAGCAACAGAGCTGTTGTCACATCCAGAACTGGCACTGGATACATCACAGATTTAGTGCTCCTCAATGAGGGTAGTGGATATAAGTCACCACCTAGTATTGCTATTGATCCTCCTACTTTGGGAACAGATCCTAGTGTTGTTGCACTCCTCACTAGACCAGATTCTAGTACCCCTGAGCCTGCTATCAAGCAGCTTGTAGTATTCAATAGTGGTTCTGGGTATTTGGAAGCACCCAATGTTGTTGCAGTTGGTGGTGAAGGAGAGGGATCTATCATTAGAGCAGGTATCAATTCATTATCTGATGGTGTTATTGACTTTGTTGTTGAGGAGAAGGGTGCTGGATACCCATCCGATGTAGATATTATTGTATATGATGACGATAATAATATTGTGGCACAGGGTAGAGGATTATCTAATGGTGATCAGATTGTTTCTGCTATTATCACAAACTCAGGAAGAGACCTACCATCTAGTTTGAGGACTATTGTGGAGAAACCAGCAGATGATGGTGAAGGTGTATTTGTATATAATGAGATTGTGGTAGGACAACAATCTGGTATGAGAGCAAGAGTTCGTGGATGGGATCAACCCAACTACCAACTACATGTTACTAACCTAGATCCAACTCAGAAGTCTATTAACTTCCAAGCAGGTGAAACTATTGTTGGTGAAACCAGTGGTGCCAAGTATTCTCTTAAGAACTTTGTGGATGCACAGACCAAAGCAGACTTCTACTCTAATAATGATATTATTGGGGAAGAAGGTGAGGAGATTGTGAATACTGATGATGAGTATAACCAGTTCTTTGATACTAATAGGAACTACTTTAACCCTGATTTTTCCAACAACGATCCCTTTGACGAATTGTGATATAAATAACTTATCTAGTTATTATCATTAATACCCGTGGGCGAATATTTTTATCATGAGATCATTAAGAGGACTGTTCTCGGTTTCGGTAATCTCTTCAATAATCTTACTATCCAAAAGGTAGACAAGAAACAAAACGTCATTAGCGTGATGAAGGTTCCCCTTAAATATGGACCTACTCAAAAGTTTTTGGCAAAGATCACTCAGCAAGGCGAGTTAAATCAACCTACTGAGATCACATTGCCACGCATGTCTTTTGAGATGAATGCCCTGGCATATGATGGAGCGAGGAAAACTCAACCCACTCAGATGTTTAAGACACTAGATAACGGAGAGAAACTCAAAAAGGTTTATCTCCCTGTTCCATATAATATTGGTTTTGAACTCAATATTATGGCTAAGTTGAATGAGGATGCTCTACAAATTGTAGAACAGATTCTTCCATACTTCCAACCCTCCTTTAATATTACTGTCGATCTAGTTGATCAGATTGGTGAGAAGAGAGATATCCCTGTGGTTCTCGATAACATCAGCTTCACTGACGACTATGAAGGAGACTTCACCGGTAGACGTATTCTAATCTACACTCTATCATTCACTGCCAAGTCATACATGTTTGGTCCTATCAGTGACACTGGTGACGGTCTTATCCGTAAGGTTCAGGTTGATTATCATCTCTCCACTGAGAGAAATGCACCTCGTGATGTTCGTTATACAGTCACACCAGACCCAGTTGATGCCGAGCCTGATGATGACTTTGGGTTTAGTGAGGAAACTGTTGTGTACTTTGACTCCAAAGTATACAGTCCAACACAAGGAGAGGACTACACTCCATGAGTTTTGAATCAATAGATGATGCTCTAGATATTGAATCTAGTATTGTGAAAAAAGAAGAAGAGGTGGAAGTTACTCCCACTGAATCTAAAGAGAAACCATCTACTCCCCAGTCTGAACAAGATTACAACTATAGTAGGGGACAACTCTACTCTCTCATTGAGAAGGGTCAGGAGGCGGTTAACAACGCATTGGAACTCGCCAACGAAGGTTCTAGTGCTAGATCATATGAGGTTGTTGGTGGTCTTATCAAGAATGTCGCTGACGTTACTGATAAACTACTAGATCTCCAAAAGAAGGTTAAGGATCTGGATGAAATTTCAGTTACCAATAACCAAACCAATGTAACCAACAATTCGGTATTCGTCGGTTCAACTACTGAACTTCAGAAAATGTTGAAAGAAGGATTGTTGAATAACGATTAACTACTATGGCTTACGAAGAAGAAAATCAGTGTAACTCTACACCTGAAGGTGAAGATTGTCCTAAGCACAAGAAAAAGTGCTGTAGCACTGAGGAAAAGAAACGCAAAAAGGGGATGTATGGTCTCCAAGATGAGGATAGTGAAGGTGATGAATCCTCCCAAGAGAATGGTGGCATGCCTCAGGATAGTGCCAATGAATCTAGAGAAATTAATGTAGATACTGACATGAAAGACATGTCTTCTACTAAGAAACAGAAGGCTATGGATGCTTTTCGTCAGAGGAGTTCTGAAGCTAAGAAAAGAAAGGCAGATAAAGATAAGAAAGATGAAT